TCGGCTGCTTACGAAGCCACGGCGGTGTTCAAAGAACTCATCGAAGAGTATGTAGAATCCGCCAAGTGGGGACGCCGACCGCCGGACGCTATCATCAGATCCCACCGGCACAGGTACATCATGTGCGAGATCCCCACCGGGAGCGACGCATCAACAAGGAAGGGGCGAACATCCACGGGGCACGCTATTGCAGCCGTTACTGGCTGCTGGCAAGGCAAGACGCCGTTCGTGTGGAAGATCGCCGGGGCAAGGCTCACGACACCGCAATTCGGCGGGCTGGTCGTGAGGTTCAAGGATGACGAGCTGTTTGTAAGGAAGCGAATATGGACGGTGGAGCGGTCGAGGGTGGAGTAATAGACATCAGGAATGGGTGCAGCAAATACATGCACTTGGAGCCGGGAGATTCTGTCTGGGATGAGTGCGGGCTGTATCGCCTGAAGAAGTGTCCATTCTGTGGGAACTACCCAGATTGGAACTACGAGGAGGACGTGAACGGCGATCTGGAGTGGACAGTTCGCTGCCAGCAGCAGGTGTGCCACGTCAAGCCAGCTACCACCAGAACAGATTCAGTGGAATACGCTGCGTTGAAGTGGAATACAAGGGGCACAAAAAGGCGCAAAAAGGAGCAAAGGGGAATTCGTGAGTGATTTCCTTGTAATTGCTGCAACAGTGACGGTCTGCTGGGTTGCCTTGCTGATGGCAACTTGCGTGGATTTCAAGAAGTTGCTTGACAATGGGGATGGCGAACCTACTATAGGGACGCCAAACGGAGATAAGAAATCGGCTGAAGGCGAGACAAATTCGGGGCAATGAAACACGAGGGCGGGTTTGCTCCATCGCCCGAGACATCGGAAGCGGGTGTCTCTGGTCTCTCTGACTGTTACCCGGTGGGCTTCGCAAGCCCAATGCTGGGGGCGAGTAATACAATCCAATTCCGGGCTATGGTGAACCTTCCATCCCGGTGGGGGCAAACATGAGACTCGTAGCCAGCAGGCAGTCACCAGCTAGATCAGGAAGGGGGTTTGCCCCCGGAAAGGTCGCGGTGCGCGCCGGTGGCTAAGAAGAGAATACACGTCAACCAGCATGTAATTCGGGCAAACATCCGAGACGACGATGTTTCTCCCCCGATTACCGTGAAACATCGCAAAAACAACTACTACGGTTCCCGAGTGGAGGTACTTGGCCCCTCCGTTTTGATCTACAGCCCAAAGAAACCCTTGCTGTCTTGTGGTGCCCGGCTGATACTAGAGTGTAGTTGCCCGGTTCTTGTAGACGGCAAGGAGATCGAGTAATGGACCCAATTCTAGACTGCCCAGATTGCGGCGGAATACCGGATATAAAAGAGAATTACAGGGCGATCGACGGTGCGCTGTTCAGTGGGGTTGTGTGCGAGGATTGCAACCTAGTTGCGTTGCACTTTAGCACCCAGTCCGGCATAAATCTCTGGAACGAGATGGTGCAAGAGTGGATCGACAGAGAGGCCGAGGCCAATGAGTGACAAGATCATCTTGTACCTACTGGTTCCGTTCCATTCGTCGATTGCCCTGAGCAACGTGGTGGCGTTCTTTGTCCTGCCTTTTGCTACGCCTTGGTACGTGGCTGTGCCGTGTATGTCCGCAGTCCTGTTCCTGACGTTCGCAAAAGTGGAATGCCCTCTCACGACCCTAGAGAATCACCTGAGAAAACGACTGGGGCTGAAGCGTATTGGCGGCTTTGTTGGACATTACTTCATCAAACCTTGGAGGCGATTGTGGGCAAAAGGGACACGGTAATCACGCTGGAGGAACTGGAAGCGGCACTTGGCAGGGAGGCGAGAGAGTACGGGGGGCCGCCCGAGGGGTGGAAGACTGCCAAGGAGTGGGCTGACGAGTGGGGGGTCAGCCTCCGCACGGCACAGACCCGGATCTCCGACGCAAAAGGGCACGGGATGGTGGAAGTGAAGAAGTTCCGCCGTGTCGGGATCAACGGGAGTAAGCACTTCTCGGCACACTACTGCTTCAATCTGAAGGCGGCTCAGGGTCGAAAGAGAGACCCCTCTCCTTGAGTGCCTCGATAAGCCCGTCGAGATGATCTAGCTGCGTGGCTAGGCTGATGGAATCAATCAGCGTAATCATGTCTGGACAGGTGAATCCTTCGATTTCCTGTGTCCACGAGTACAAAATGTCGACAAGCTGGTCGTCTATTTGCTCGATGGATTCCCACTTTGCGTCGCACAGGACGATAAAACTGTGCTTACCGTCAGAAATCTCAGCCCTAGACAGGGTTTTTCTGGACATTTTACTTGCCTTCTTCTAAGGGGGGGTTAGAATTCCCTCAAGTTCAGTTCATTGACAACTGGAAGGAGGCGAAAGATGAACTCATACGAGGTCATCAAGCAGCATTGTTCCGATGCGTTCATGGGGGCAATGATGCGGGGGATGCTGAGGGCGTACGACCGCATCTGGTGGTCGCACACAAACGACCTCGAAGTCCTGTCGATTGAGGATACTTACTGGTGTCCATTGTACAACTTGGACACCAACAGGAGGAGCCGCAAGTTTGTTCTTTCTGGTAAGCTCGACAAGGTCGTCCGAGAGGGCGACCAGATCGTCCTTTACGACCACAAGACGACATCGTCCAAGATCGGTGCCGACTCTGACTACTGGAGAGTTCTCCAAGTCGAGGGCCAGCCAAGGCAGTACGAGATACTGCTGAGGGCTAACGGGATTGAGGTGGACAGGGTTGTCTGGGATGTGGTTCGCAAGCCTCAGATCAGGCCGAAGAAGATCGCCAGCGCGGCGAGAGCTTCGGTGCTTGAGACGAGGAAATACTACGACTCCGACGTGTCCGACGAGACTCACGAAGATCTCAGGACAATGAAATTGGAGTACGAGAACCCGGAGATGTTCGAGTTGAGAGTGTACGACACGGTCTACAGAGACCCGACCGAATACTTCGCTCGTCGCTCAATCCCAAACCTGAAGGACGACCTGTATGTTCACAACCAGAACATGTGGGACTTGTCACAGAGCATCGTCACGGCGAGGAAGAGGTACGACGAACACAAACGTCACACCTACAACGCCGGGGCGTGCTTCCAGTGGGGGACACCCTGTCGCTATCTGGGTATCTGCGAGGGCAGCGATTCGCCCGACAGTGGAAACTGGAAGAAGGCAGAGGTTCATCCTGAGCTGGATATCGACGAGATCGACAGCGACAAAGAGGTGCTGACCAACAGCAGACTCAAATGCTTCCAGACCTGCCAGCGGAAACACCATTTCCGATACGAGCTTGGTCTGGAAAAACACGACGCTAAGGATGGAGAAGCGTTGTTCTTTGGAACCGTCTGGCATCACGTCATGGATGCGTACTGGGCGGAAGTTTCGGGGTTCCAGCCTGATGAAGGAGGCGAAAACTAATGGGAACCGCAACGAAGTGGCTTGAAGGTATTACACGCAAGGCTTCCCGCAGACCCGCCGCAATGGTCATCCTTGGCCAGCCGGGGGTAGGGAAGACATCAATTGGGGCACACGTCCCTGCTGCGTTGATGATGCCCTTCAAGCAGGAAAACTCCTACGACTTGTTGAAGTCGTCGGGGGCTATTCCGAGCGACGTACCGGTGCTACCACCGGTCGAGAGTTGGCTTGCAGCCTTGGAAGTGTTCGAGGAGTTGAAGACTCAGGAACACGGACACAAGGCTCTGGTCATTGACACCCTGTCCTGCCTCGAAGCCTTGTGCCACGAATATGTGTGCAACAAGGAGTTCGCGGGGGACTGGGGAGACAAGGGCTTTCAGGCCTATCATCGCGGTTACGAGATCTCTTGTGCCGAGTGGAAGGAAATGCTGAAGGCCTTGGACGACCTGCGTGACGATAAGGGTATGACGATACTGTTCTTGGAACACGTTCAGATCCGCCCTTTCAAGAACCCAGAGGGTTCTGACTACGACAGGTACCAAGCGGCCTGCCACCATAAAACGTGGCAGCATACGCACCGCTGGGCTGATTCCGTCATGTTCTACAACTACTACGTTGAAGTTCAGGAAGACGGCAGCCGAGCAAAGGGCAAAGGCGGGAAGTCTCGGGTGTTGTACACCCAGTGGGACGCCTCGCACGATGCCAAAGACCGCTTCGGCCTCCCTCGGGAGATCGACGGCGGGGCCTCCGGCGAGGAGGCTTGGGCGAATCTCACTGAAGCAATACTCGAAGCGAGAGAGGAGTAGCACCTTGGCTCATTACATCAACGGTCAGATGTACCTCTGTCGTGTCACTGACCAGTTCTTTGACACGACTTCCAAGGGGACCGATTTTTTCGGCTTGGTCATCCGGCCCATCGCCACAATTGATGGGGCGGAGAGGCATCATGTCACTGGCGAGTTTACTCGCAAGGTCAGCCTCTGGCTCAATAGCGACAGCAACGTGGAGCGATCCACTGAGCGGCTCAAGTCCTTGTGCCCCGAGTGGGACGGGAGTTGGACGAGCCTTGACCCGAAGACTGAAGACGGTACGTCCTTGACGGGTACTGAGATTGAACTGCGATGTACTCACTCACAGAGTGGGGACAAAGTGTACGACAACTTCGATTTCCCTCGCCTCATGGAGTCTGACTCTCAAGCGTCCGACTCCGATGTTGCGAAGAGACTCGACCGATTGTACGGGACAACCAAGAAAAAGAAGAAGAAACCGAAGGAAGAATCCATTTCCGAGGTTCCCTCTGAGGAAGTCCCGTTCTAGAATGTCGTTGTGATTTGGCGACAGCCGCAGAGGGGTGGCGGATTGCATTAGCTGCCCGCCCTTGGGTTGCCGGGTTCGACTCCCGGCCTGCGGCCTCAGGCACGGATGCGTCAGGGGGAATGGAGTCCCCGCCTGACGGGGATGGAACCCCACTATTTAGATCGGGGCAAGACGCCCCACCGAGCAGCCTCGACCGGGTTTCCTCACACCCCGGAAGAGGCTGCTTGCTTTGGGCCTGACAGGTGGAGCCTTACGGACTTAAAACCGACGCAAGGCAACCGGGTTCGATTCCCGGCAGGTCCACTCCACGTTCCTTTCCCTGTCCTTGGAGGTAAAACATGGACCCAGAGAGAAGAATCTTAGTGGAAGAGATGGCTGAATGCCTGTCTCGTCTTGAGCCGGAAGAGAAATCAAATCTCAAATGGCACTACATCCAAGGCACCCCAATATGCTGCGGCAAGAAAGCCAAGGTGTGGACGGATGGCGAGGGTGCGGGGTGACCCGCTGTTCTCGCATTCACCCGTGAGGTGCCTGAAGTTGAGGTGGTTGACAATCCTGACCCAATCGACGGTTGCGATTGCCATGCCTGTAGGTGGAGCGAGGCGTTCTTTGGCGGCACGTGGATATCGTGCGGAGCCAACGACCCTACGCGAAACTTCCAGATCTTGAGCAGAGGAACCGGGATGAAGTACGGTTACTTCGGCTGCCTCAAGGAAATGACCCAAGACGAGATTCGTATCTCCATCGCACTTGCAACGGAGGGAGTCGAATGACACTCGACGAGCAAGCGATGACCATCTACTTGGCCTACCCTCGCAAAGTCGCGAGGAAGGCTGCGTTGAGGGCCATCAAGAAGGCTCTGCGAGAAGAGCCGTTCGGTTCGCTCCTTGACGCTGTCGAGGAGTACGCCGAGGCCCGAGAGGGCCAAGACAGCCAGTTCACCCCACATCCGTCCACTTGGTTCAACCAAGAACGGTGGGCGGATGACCGGGATGACTGGTGGCAGGGGCGCAAGCCCGAAATTACTGCCGAAGATGCCTTCAATAAAGTTCGGAAGGCTGTGTCCCAGTTCGGGATGAGCCAGCCGAAGGAGGCAAGAGAATGGCTGCGGGACAACGCGATTGTCTCGGCAGTCAGGGAGATTGGGTGGAACAATCTCTGCAACATGGACGACTTTAGTCGTACTGCCATTTTCAATCGTTTCCGTGTACTCTATGAGGAAGGGGCTATCCGTGTCAGACGCCAGAATCTTGGAGAAGAAGGCGAGGGAGAGGAGTCACGAGGAGTACCTCGCTCGACAATACCCATACAGGCTGCGAGAAAAGAGGCTTGAAGCCTCCTTCGCGGCCTACATGGCAACCACTCCCGGCACAAAGGAGGCCCTGATCGCCTTGGAAAAGTACCAGAAAACGCAGGCAGAGTACGATGGTAAACATACTGGCAATTGATCCCGGTACTTACGAATCTGCGTGGGCTGTTGTCGGAGACGGCAACATGGTCACCCAGTTTGGTAAGCGGGGCAACGAGGAGGTTCTCGAAGCACTCGCACTCAACCTACACGGTTGGCACACGGTAGATCTCGTGGTCATCGAAATGATGTCCAGTTACGGGAAGCCTGTGGGAAACGAGGTCTTCGAGACGCTGGTGTGGATCGGGAGGTTCTTGGAGGCTACAGAGAGGCACCACGTCGCCACCCGCATTACACGGCGGGAGGTCAAGAGTTACATCTGCCGGGGACACCGGAAGAAGAACGACTCTCAGGTGCGAGCCTGCCTCATCGAGAGGTACGGAACCGACGGTATGGACGCCATTGGCACGAAGAAGAAGCCCGGTCCACTCTACGGAGTGACCGGCGACGTGTGGGCGGCTCTCGCGGTGGGGGTTGCCTACAGAGAACTCCACCTTATTGACAAGCCCCCGGCCCTCGACGAAAATTGAGGGTACGGGGGTTTTCTCATGCGCGAACGCTTACTTGGGTGGTCTTTAGTTCCACTCACAATCGCCTTCTGTCTTCTCAGTCTCGCTACGGACCCTACGTCAGCGAGCGATTTTTTGGACTCAAGTATCCGCGTGAACGGATGCTCTGGGACCGTGATTGGCAGGAGTGGGAGCGTGGCGATCGGCGTCTCCGCCGCTCATTGCGCGGAATCCGTCGGGGCCGTAAACGTCTTCTGGAACAGAGACGGGACCGGCGGGAACGTGAGATGGGCCTTCATCGACAGGAAGAAAGATCTCGCACTGTTCCGCTGCTGGTCAAAGGACACGCTCGGCGTCTTTCCCGTCGTCAAGAAGTACAGCACGGGAGGGACAGACGAGTATCAAGGATGCGGATACCCTCTCGGGAAAGGCCCTGAGATCACCCGCCTGAGGTACGGGGGGCTGGTTACCATCACCAACCTCCCCGAGAAGCGGTGGTTCTTCGAGGTTCGCAAGGGGAAGTTCAGGCCCGGCAACTCGGGCGGCGGTGTCTTCCTCAAGGGCAAGCTGGTGGGCGTCACGACCCACGGCACAAAGAAGAACGATGCTGTTTTTGCGGCCCCGCACAACCAGCTTGTGTCTTTTTTGGAAAAGGCCCAAGGGTCTACATCAGTGCCTGTTTTCGGTGGCGTCGACGAAAAAGCCGCAGAGGAACGGGTCGAAGTGGCCGGTCTGCCTCTGGACTCGGACGTTGACAGGACAAGAGCCATCGTGCATATTCTGAAGTTGCTAAAGGAGCAGCGAGAAGAGCTTGCTAGAATAAAGCGCACCCCGATCCGGGTGCAGATACTCGACCCTGTTACGGGAAAGGTTCTCCAAGAGAAGGCCTACCCGTTCGGAACACCAATCAAGCTAATGTTGCCGAGGGCCAAGTGATGTGCGATTGCGAAAGTTGCGAATGCCCTGACTGTCCCTTCTGCCCGTGTCACGAGGACTGAGTAATGGAATCTGTTGAACTCGCTGCCAACGACTACGCGATGATGAAGATGCACGCCCTGAACGGCGCACAGCAGGCCGCCAACGGCTTCAACGCCTTGGTTGAGTGCATCCGCTACGAGCATCAGGAAGCCAAGAACATGGTCTCCCAAGCTGAGGCTCTGGGCCACCGTATCGTTGAGGAGAGCGGTAGTGGGAAGTCGCGATCTACTGCTCCAAGCGGAACGTAACTCCGAGTTGCACCGCAAACGGATTGCTACTATCAGGAT